TTTCGTTAGCCTTTGCCTCCTTGACGATACTCTTGTCGTAAGTTAGAGAATGGTATTCTCTTAGGAGTATGGCCATCTCTTACTTATCCTCGTCGTCTTCTTCCTCGTCGGCTTCCGTCAACTTACCTGGCAACATAGCCTCCTTGAGATCCAGGGCCTTCACCCACTCAATCTCGTTCGCAAGCTCAGCATCGCCCCAGCCCTTATCAGGCTCTTGCATGTCTTCATCAGACGCCTTCTTGGCTTTGCCAAACTCTTCAAGGAGAGCTTCTTTGATTTCGTCAATAGTAAGTCTGCGGTTGTCCACACGGCGAGTAGGAACATTAAATTTCTTCAAGCCGCCCAAGGCAATAGCCTCTGCCATTGTCTGGTAGGAACTCTTTTTCTTTCCCATTGATCTATCTCCTTATCTGACACCCTTGTACTTATTTTTCAATAAGTATCTCAACATTGAGATTTCTACGGGAGTCACACTATTCAAAAACTTATCTACTTTCTTCTCTAGCTGTTTCAGGTACTTGTCACGCCTTCCGGTGACAGTCACAACATCTTCCATGTTGTCCAAAACAGTCTCCTGGCTGTGCATCAACTCAGCCCTCAGTAGCTTAGAATCGTCGCCTTCCATGCTATTGAGCATAGCCTTGGTCTCGTTTGGGAACAAAAGCAAAGGCCTGCCATTCTCCAACTTGACCGCAAAAGTCAACTTTTGCTTGCTTTCCTTCATGTCGACAACGAAATTCAATTTCACATCCTTGGTGGCTGGATCTATCTCGACTTTCTTGGCAGATACATCGAACTTGCCAGTCTGCTTGAGAACACCATCAATCATGGCTACAGCCTTTTCGAGAAGCTTGCCTTCAGCCTTAGCCATATCTTGCAGAATCTTCTTTAGCTTAGGGTCTGAAAATACTGTCTGCTTCGACAACCTGCTGACGAACTTCTCCCAAGTCACAGACTCGTCGTCAATAGGAGTATTCTCAAACACGTAGCTCATCATGCTGCCTTCGTTGATAAAATTGAGTATTTGATCAAGAGACTCCAACCTACGGACCTTAGGCCTTCTCTTCTTCGGCTCTTTCTTAGCAGGCGGAGCTTTCTTCGGCTTTTTCGCCAATTTAGGCTTTTGCTTCGGTTCTTTCTTCGGCTTCTCAACAGCAGGAATCAGAGCTTTCTCTTGGCTTCTGCCTCGCTCACTCTTCTTCTTTGCAGACTTGACCTTTCGATCAGCACGCTGCTTTTCCCAAGCAGCATCCCTTTCCTTCCAAGCTCCCTTCTCTGCGCCAGTTTCATCGTCGTGATACACCCACATGTCACCCCTCTTCTTGACGACCTCTCCGATGTCGTCTTCGTCAAGAAGAGCGTGTGCCATAGCGTTTTCAAAGAGTTCAGCCTCTCCGAATGGCTTAGAAGGGTTCTTTTTTTTTCTTCCCTTCTTGGACTTCGGAACTCGGCCAAATGGTGCAGAAAAGCCTTTAATGTCCGAAACTTTCGAACCACCAATTGCTCCCGCAGTAGAAGCCTCTTTTTTCAGTTCCTTAGTCACCATCCACTTCCTCTGCCAGTTTCATGTATCGCAAGACATCAAGAATGTTCTGCTCGTTGATTTCGCTAAAATCAGTGGTCACAATCTTCTTGTAACACTCGGTAATCTTAGCCATTGTGTCAGAATCATCCAGTAGAGACTTGTCACGAATATGCTTGAGCTTGTGCTTGACTTCGCTTATTTCCTTGTCAACAGCACTCCTTATCACCCCCTTATTCTCTGAGATCATGTAGACAGCATATTTGGTGAGAAGCTTCTTCTGTGATTCGCTCAACTTGTCAGAATACTTCTTGTGGAATCTTTCGATTACAAATTTATAGACAGCGTTGTTGTAGTCGGGGTTGGTCTTGAGCTTGTCCACAACCTTGTCAGTTTGCTCTTTCACAAGATGCTCGACAATCGTGTCTTCAAGCTTAATCCTTTCTACAGCGTTCAATTTCTTCTTGTTTCTTGCGTCACTAAAGAGAGTCTGAATGGAAGCGTACACCGTGTAATTGGGAATCTTGTACCCATAGACTGCATCACCGAAGGTGTGGTTAATCTCCTTGATCAACCGACTCTTCTCGGCATCCAGTTTCCTGGCATTCATCTTCGACGCACTCTTGGACACTTCGCCCAATATCTTCTCAGCAGACTGCCTCGACTTCACCTGAGTTGCTAAAAGCGCATTGAACAGACTAAGTTCCTCATGAAGGGCTTTCTTCTTCGAAAAGTACCTTTTTGACAAAGCTACAGCCTTATTCGCATCTTCTTTCATGTCGTTTATCAGACATTTTGAAATGTGTCTGATCAAAAACTCATAAAGTAGCGCAGAATTTCTTTTTTTGTTGTGACGCATTTAAAGAATATTCTCCTATTTTATAATTATACAATACTTCCCTTATACCAATTTTCTTTTGACCATAAAGGTTGAAGATTTGTATAATGACAAGCTTCCAAAAATTGCTTCCGATCTTCCAGATCAAAAGAACTAAGGGGTTTAATATGATCTATATGCCAACCATTATGATTCCAGTTATTCCAAGACATGCCTGGTTGAAACTGGGATTCTAAATGTTGCTTCAGCTCTTCAACAGAACATCCGAGGTCATGAACGGCAGACCCAACTTTTTGAGAGTTTTTGATTGCAAAATACACTCTATTCCTTAATAAGCACTTTAATTTAAATTGCATATCAATCTTTTTCCGGTTCCGTTGATACTCTCTTTGATAATTACAGATTTTTTCTTTGTTTTTCTTGTAATAAGTTTTACTTTTTCCACTTAAAATATCTTTTCTTGATAAGTAATAACCCCTGTCGCACTCTTTGCACCTATTCTTGTGCCCGTCAGAAGAATTTTTGTCTTTAGAAAATAAAGATAAGTCTTTATTTTCTAAACATCTAGGACACTTTTTCATGATTTCAGAACCCTCTTTGTCTTTCTATCTCGGGCTGATCTAAGCACATCAACTGTTTCCAAATCCTCTGCAAACTTCCTCAGTTGCATGGCGTTTTTTCTGAAAGCTCTCTCTTCTGGGTCCTCTCTGCCTTCCCCGAAAGGTGCCCTCACCATCCTGGTCAACTCGCTGTAGCTCCTCTTCGGATCCATAGCTGTCTTTTCCAGGCCAAAAGCGTGCTTAAGAAGGTCCGGATGAAGCTTCTTCTTCTTCCTTTTCTTCTTAGGCTTGATGATGTCATTCGGCGCTGCCGACTGAATGTTGGGGTCTCTGTTCGCTGTAATTGGCGTCTCCTCGCCAGGAGGAGGCGGCATTCCAGGAGCAGGAGGTGCAGGCTCACCAGCACCCGCCTCAGGTGGTGGAGCCTCGCCTTCTGGTGGAGGCACGGCTTCTTCACCCGGAGGTGCTACGCCTGCTGCTGCTGCATCGGCAGCTTGTGGGGCTTGCATAGATTCAAGCTCAAGGTCAAAGAGCCTGTCCTTACGCTTGCCTTCCTCGATCTGCTCGATGTCTTCGTCGTTGAGTTGCCACAACCTCTTGTAGATGAAGTTGCGGTCGAACATATCCTCACGAGCCACTGAGGCAACTTCGAACCTGGTTCTCCAAAGTTCGAGCCTCTGCATCTCAGCGATGGTCGATGGATTCGCCATCTTGATATTGAAGTTCGTAAGGTCAGCGCCATCGAAGCCCATCGAGAACAGGTGGATAATCGCTATCTTGTTCAGTTCTGCGACGAACAACGTCTGGATGCGCTGGATGGTTCTAGCGAAACGAACGTCTTCCTGGCTCAGAGTGGCCTTGGCGTTGATGTCCTGCTCATAGCCCAGATAAGACTTCGGAATCTTGAGGGCTGCGAACAGCTTGTTCTGGATATACACGAGGTCGTCAATGTCGCCAGTGTACTGGCCACCCGGCAGAGTCTCGATTCTAGAAGAGAACTCGCCTCGTGTAGGAATGAAATAATCCTCATCTGTGCTCAGCGGGTTGTATCGCAGATCGACACGTCCTGTGTCAGTATCGATGATCTGGTTTCGCTTGAGCTGAGTTTGTGCCTTCTCGATGAACGCAGGAATATCCTGAGGTGCCACGTTGCCTACGTCGATGTAGAACACACGACGTTCCGGCGAACGCACAATACGATAAACCATGACGGCATCTTCCATCAGGATTAGCTGACGCCATACACGTCTGGCCGCTTCTAGAATGGAAGAACCGTATGGGAGGAAGTTGTCATTAGATGCCATTCTAAAATGAATGACCTGCCAATTTTCAAGGACTCTGTTACCCTGCGTGATCCAACGATAGCGGTAAGCCATCGGATTCTTTTCATCATATCCCTCTTCACGCTCAACCTCATTGACTGGCATTGGGAGCACGTTCAGGACACCATAGTCAGGGTGGTGGTCGACCAGCAAGAACTGATCGCCATACTTACAGAGATTGCGAATCCAGTTCCAGGCGCTAAACTCAATGTTCAAAACGTCGTAGAACAGGAAGTTCAGAGCCTTACGAATCTCTTGGTTGGGCGAATCAATCTGGAGAATGTCGCCATACTCGCCCTTTGCGGTAGCCTCGTCAGCGTAGATATCCAGAGCAGAATGAATCTCCGCCATCGACTCCATTTCGTTGTAGTCAGAATACCTAGCTAAGCGGTTGTACTGGCCATAGGAAGCAATAGTGCTAGCATAGGCATTGTTGACATGTCGCAAGAACGCACGAGCAGTACCAATCGGAACTCCAACAGTGCCAGGACCGGCCACCTTGTTGGCAACACGGTGCCGCATGACTGGACCCTGCTGGAAAAGCCGAGCCAAGTTGTTGTAGTATCTTTTTACACTAAATCCATCAGCCATCTATTAGCCCGCTTTGATTAACCAATTCAAGTCGACAACCGAACCATCTCCCATCACAATCTTGTTCTGCTGTTCCACATGCTGCTGAATTCGATTGCGATCATAGATGCTTGAATTGAAGTTGAAATCTCTAAAGTTGTCTGTTTGCGTATTCGAAAGGGTCATACCTTCCAGCATGGCCTTCGTAACTTCATCTGTCCTGTGGCGGAACATGAACGCTTCATCACGTACCCACAGACCACCAGCCAGAGCCATTACCAGGTCGTCATTCATGCCACGCTGAGCTTCTGGTCGGTTGCCTTCGGTCACGATGAAGGTCTTGAACTCATCCACAGTTCTTTGCGAATTGATAATTATGTCGCCCATACGCACATACTGCTCCAGCTTCGCCAACATCGGCAATCTGTTCGCAGACGTAACCGCATACCCTGGCAGAAAGTCATTTCTTCGCTCAGCGTAGTACGGATCGGGCATGTAAGGGTTCTTTACCTTTGGCTGCCTCTTGCGTGAGTAGTACAAGAACGGATGGTTGGCCTCTTGAATCTTCAAAATGGTCTGACCTGACCACCCTGAGTTGTTTTCAGGCGCAATCATAGCGTTGTTGTACATCTGGGAAACAGCTACAAGCAGCATCCCAAGCTGATCTGGTCTGATTTTTCCTTTGTATTCGGCTACCTGGACCAGTGGGTGGCCATCTAATCTGATGACATGGAACGCTGAATAGTCCTGTGCGTCACCTCTGGAAACGTCGCAGGAGATGAGGTATTGTCCACTCTCCTTTGGTGGCTCCCAGACCCACACGTTCCTGTCCATGTGGAACGCACCAGGAGGCTGTTGGTGTTGAATGATCTCTTCGATCCGGGTAATGTCTTCGTGCCAGATGAACGTATCACCCGATGCGTTGAAGTTGCACAGATACTCCTGCGCAATCTCTCTCGGACTCTTGCCTGCTGTCTCGTGAGCGAACCAAGCATCATCGTGCTCTGGATGCACCCACCACATCAAGCGGTCGTTGTAGCTCTCATTTGGATTTTGGGGATTTGCATATGTCCCGAATCTACAATTGAAGTTGTTTTCCCCGTTGTGAGCTTGAACGTACTGCTTGTGGAAGAAGTTTCCAGTACCGTTTGGCGTCGAGAGCAGAGCTACCGAT